TGACAAATTTGTTAACGATAAACTGGAGCTCTATGGAACCGAATAAAGAATTAGAAAAGGCAATAGAGAGTAAGTTTCTCACTCCAATCAAATTTTCTATGGAAATTGAGAGAATTGTTGCTGAAGAAGGAATTAATTATATTGATGCAATAGTACAGTATTGCGATACTAACAATATTGAGGTAGAATCAGTATCTAAACTCATTTCAAAACCATTAAAAGAAAGATTAAAATGGGATGCTACTCGTCTTAATTTTATGAAAGCAACTTCTAAAGCAAAATTACCAATATAATGCCAATTCAACCTGCATTTTCTATTCCAATTTATTATAATAAACCTACTGATGATGAATATGAATTGATACAGGAGGAATTACTAGAAGTTCATAAAAATACTGATTATGAACTTCCACCACAATTTCCAAAAAATAGTTCTCATTTATTGACACCAAAAGCATTTAGTGCTAATATTATAAAAAAGTATAATTGTGATTATTTTTTAGAATTTTTAAAAAAATCAGTAAAGGATTATCTGGGTTCATTACAATATACAACTCCAATGGAGTATATTATTGATTCTTCTTGGATAACTAAAACTACTAAAGGAAGATCTGCTGTACAACATACTCACGGAAGTACTGATGTTTCTGGAGTATACTATATAAAAACAAATGGTCAAGATGGTAATTTATGTTTTGAAGATCCTAATCAAGTATTAGTTAGTAATTTAATTATGGACTTGGTAGTTGATCAAAATGTTGCACCACTTGAGCAAGGATTAATTATATTGTGGCCAGGATACTTAAGTCATAGAACTTTTGTTAATGAAACTGATCATGAACGATTAAGTTTATCTTTTAACATTAAATTTGCTCGTAGAGGATTTACTATTAAAGATAATGTTGAAGATACAAGAGGTTTAGTTGTCAGAGATGATACTTGGAAAGATACAATTTGTTTTGAGGATTTAAATTAATGGATGCTTATCAAAGAGAAAAGGCAACTAATGCTAGAGCAGTTGAACAATTACTTGGGAATCTTCCACCAGCAGGTACTTTTCCGAAAAAGATGGTCAGGGTTGCTGGAGCTCAAATTCCAGTTAATAAAGAACCAAAGATTAATAAAATAGAAATATTAAAAGCACTTGATTGGGCAAAGGAGAATGAAGTTGATCATATTCTTACTCCAGAAGGAGCTCTTTCTGGATATTGTAACCAGTGGTATAATAGATTAGAAGAAATTAATGATCTTTTAAAGGAAATTGAGGACTATCAAAAGAAATTGGGCGTAGGTTTACATCTAGCAACTTTATTTCAAGAACCAGAGGGATTTGGTAAGATTAATAGAAATCAAATTCGACATTATTCAAAAAAAGGTTTTTTATTGGGTATTACAAATAAGACTTGGGTTTTGCAGTCGGAAGATTGTATTGGTAGAGATAATGTTCAGCATGGTATAGCTGGTATAAAATTATTTGATGATGAAACTGGTATAGGTATTGCTGGTGGTATGATATGCAATGATATGTGGGGTTGGGGTGATGCCCCACATACTCTTAGAGATGATTCTAAGATGAGAAAATATCCTATGGATTTAATAATGCATGCTACAAATGGTAGGAATTTTTTAGAAGATGATACTCAATACGCACCATTCAATGCTTGGGCAGATGGATTTTTACGGATGACTGCATATAAAACACTATCCCCAATCTTAACAGTAGATTCCTGTACTAAATGGGATTGGGATGGGAATGAAGAGACTGTTGATATGTATCCAACTTCTAGTGAAAGTGGTCTTCTTGATTTTACTGGTTGGCAAACAAGTGTTCCAAGACATGGTAGACAGTATTTTTACCATGATTTAGATATGGGTTCTAGTACTAAATTTAAATTTGCAAGATTTCTTAAAGATACTGATAGACCTTTTGACCTTATGGTTGAAGATAAAGATGGGAAGAAATTATTAGTTCCTAGTCCATTGGATCCTGATGGTATGCCTGGTGTGGGTACTGTTTAATAATGGAAATTTCTGAACTTGATTTATTGCATCATCGCTTACAAGCGATTTTGCGTGATTACAATATGCCTGACCTTGAATATCTTGGGGAAAGAAAAAGTTGGAAGTCTGGTGAAATGGTTCACTGGTATCGGGTAGGTAATGCAGAAGTGCCTATTGATGCAATTACTGAATTTGAGACTGAAGAAAATGAGTAGTATTAGAATAGCAGGTGCTCAAATTCCTATTAATGATAAGGACATTCAGTACAATAAAAAAGAAATATTAAAAGCACTTGATTGGGCAAAGGAGAATGATGTTGATTTAATACAGACTCCAGAAGCTTCTCTTTCTGGATATGGTGAAAATTGGGAAGATCATGTTGATGAATTATTTGAGGCATTAAAAGAAGTTGAAGAGTATCAACAAAAATGTGGGGTTGCTTTAAATCTTGGAACTGCTATGCTCAACTATGAGAAAGAGGGATATTTAAAAAGAAATCAAATTAGGCATTATGATAAGAGAGGTAGGTTATATCATCACACTAATAAAACCTATACCGTTCAAGCTGATGGTAATGTAGTACCATGTCTTAATACTTTAAAGACTTTTAAATGTTCTGAGTTAAATGCTGTTGGAATGATATGCAATGATATGTGGGGTGCAGTGCAAGAGCAGGGTGAAGATAATAAACCAATTAAAGCTTTGAATGAGATTTTAACTGAAAAGAATGTTGACATTATATTTCATTCTACAAATGGATATAAGTTTTCTGAATTTGACTTTAAGAAGAATGAGGATTATAATGAAGAACCTTATATTGTCGGACAACATGATTATGTTGTTAGAAATACTATGGATAAATGGTGTGAAGCATGGATACAGATGACTGCTTTTCGTTCTGTTGCTACAATTTTAACTGTAGATTGTTGTGTTCATTGGGGTTGGGACGGTGATGAAAGAGTTATTGATAAATGTAGAACTGCATCTCCAAGTGGTGTTGTAAATCCTTTAGGTGAATGGGTTGCTCAAGCTTCTAGATATGGGAGACAATATTTTTATTATGATTTACCTTTTAATACTAAAGAAAAATATTGGAATATGATTAACAATAAAGCTAAGGAGGATCATATAACACATCATTTTCAAATGGTAGAAATTTTAAAGGAGGAAAAATGAATAAGATTCTTAGATTAGCAGGAGCTCAAATTCCTTGTGGTAAAAATATACAGATTAATAAAAAAGAAATATTAAAAGCACTTGATTGGGCAAAGGAGAATGAAGTAGATTGTATATTAACTCCTGAAGGATCTCTATCAGGATATGAAACTAATTGGCAAGTTAAAATATCAGAATTAAATGATGCTTTAATAGAAGTAGAAGAACATCAGAAGAAATTGGGTGTAGGTTTACATCTAGGAACTGGATTTTATGAAAGAGAATATTTTGGTGAGGTTTTTAGAAATCAAATTAGGCATTATAGTAAAGATGGTAAATTACTTGGATGTACAAATAAAACTTTAACTTTAGATTCTGAAGGTGTTTTACCAAGAAGTCCTAGTAAAGAACATATAATTTCTGTTCCTTTAATGGAAACTCCTTTTCTTGAGAATATACCAGAGATTCATGTTATGGGAATGGTATGTAATGATATGTGGGGTGCTCATAATAGGGAACAAACTTCAATACTTCCTATGGTTAATTATTTTTTAGAATATAGACCACAGATACAACTTATTTTTCACTCGACAAATGGTAGAAAAATGAATAGTGATGACTTAATGCATAAGGTTTATTGGGATTGGCATAATAGTGTTTTGAGATTAAATGCTACTTTTGCATTTCCTATTCTTACTGTAGATTCTTGTTCTTCTTGGCAATGGGATGGTGATGAAGAATGGGTTGATAAGTTTCCAACATCAAGTCAGAGTGGATTTATTGATTATAGTGGTTGGAAAACTGATGTTCCAAGATATGGTAGACAGTATTTCTATCATGATTATGATGTATCTTCTAGATTTGAATATTTTCTAGATCAAAAAGAAAATTTAGCATTAGGATGAGAATGAAAGTGACTCCCTTTGAGACCTATCAAGCATATCTTGGAATGAAAAGTCATTTTACTAACCCTAAGTATGACTTTAT